ACTTCAAAAACCCTGCCACTGTATCTTGATTCAACGTTCATTCCCAAATCCATTAGATCCTCGTATGCTTCCATGGCTTTATCAGCTACTTCACCTAGCTCATTATCTGCCAATTCGCCTAAGCCCTTGACCTGTGGAAGAGCGGCTGAAATCTTGTCCATTTCAGCAATATCTCTCAAGGTATCATTTTGCTGTTGAACAACGTCTTTTTTGTCCTTTTCTTTTTCCTGTTTTATAATTTCCTTTGAATCAGGTAAATCTAACAGTTCTTCCAATTTCTTACTCATTACGTTGATCCATTATATGCTAGTATTATTTATCTTGTTTGTTTAGCCGCGTCTTCCCTGATGGAACAGCTCTTTTTCGGTTATGACTCTAAAACCAATGCCTTTTGACTTACAGTACTTACCTGCGGCTTCCCATTTTGCCATGTTAATAGCATATGAAGCCTGATTTTGTTTATTCTTTCCTATGCTTTCACGCAATGCTTGGTTGCTTGGCTTTATTTCAATAACTTCTACCTTATGTCTACCTTTTCTATCTTTGTATTGTATAAAAAAGTCAGGTACATAAACCGTGGGTTTTCCTGTGATTGGGCTTCTATAAGGTATTTTGATTGCTTCACTTGCCCATGCCGCTATGGCCGGATTTTCATCACAGAATTTCATAAAATGGAATTCCCAACTTGACCTGTATGTTGGTGTTTTCTTACCTACGTATTTGTCTGGATGTTTTAGATTATATTTGCCCTGGGCCCAACGCTTCATTGGTTACCCCATAATGTTTCTGGCTTCTGTAGGCTTTTGTTCATTGGCTACTTTGTAACCTAGTGTGCTAATCTTTTGTCTATTAAAGTTTAGAACCTGTGTCACCGTGTAGCTCAATTGTAACTTGTCAAGGCCCTTTAGAGTGTCTAACAGTTCAAAAACTTTTACTCCGTCGATCTTTGCCTGCTGTAAGATAATAGTTCCTGTAGACACTGCTGAAGATCTTTCAAATCCTTTTGATTCTAAAAATCCTATTACGGCATCAACGTCGTTGCTAGGAAATGCTAGTTCTTTTCCGTAGTATGTATTGAAATATCTTTTTATATCACTAGCAGAATCATTTTTTGGCTTAGCAGGTATATTTAGATTTAATCCCGTTTCTCCGCCTGTTGTGCTTGATCCTGTTGTTGTACTATATGCCATTTTTGCTCCTATGGTCCTACGTAGTCGTCGTCTGTATATCTCGGACCTTCGTTTGCGTTAGCATCACTTCCTGTGCTAGAAGTAGTTGCTCCACTGCTACCTGCATTATTAAGTAATGCTCCGACACCTACTATTGCCGCACCGGTTGCTAACGTACTTAAACCTCCGCCGCCACCTCCCTTGGGAAATGCGACTCCTGCTACTCCACTTACGTCTATTCCTGTAGCTTGTCCGATCGAATCCAGTGCCCCTCCTAAAAGTTCTCCTCCGATTCCTGACTGTGTTAAATTTCCAGCATTTTTAACCACGTTTGCCGCTTTCAATACAGTACCAAAACTTACGTTACCGCCCTGTATGTCCGCCAGTACAGAGCCTCCGCCTGCTAGGACACCGGCGGCTCCTAGTAAACTTCCTGCTCCACCACCTGCTAATGATATAGGACTAGCTGTCTTATCATAATGCTCTTCAGCAAATCCTTTTGGACTTCCGTTTTTAATCGGTCCTCTGCTATAATGTACAGTTTCATACTCTACTGACATTGTGTTTGCTACAGGTTCACTTGCTGAATTATCCATGGTATCGTGTGACCACTGTGCTATGATTGGATTTACAAGTGTCATTGACGTATATCTTTTTCTGCTCAGCTGGCTAATTGTTATACTGTTGAAAAACGGAGCAAATGAATCATTATCGTATCCGTACCTATACATTGTTTTGGATATCATATTTCCTCTGTTGTACTGAGATGGTACTTGATATTCTTTTATTGATTGATCCACACTACCGTCTGGTTGTACCTTGGCATAGTTTCCATCTCTGTAATAGTATCTATAATATGCCTCCCACATTGCTGTAGTTACACCAAACGCATCATCATGGAATATAATGCTTACTGGAGCATAGTCTATTCTTTTTTGTACAACTCTTTTTCTATTATATTGATGCTTTACGTCCGTTTGAACATTATACTGCGGAAGCGTTACAGACTTGACTAACATATTAAGTTCGTTAAGATGCTTTTCAGCAAGTTGTGGTATTACCGCAGTTGCTTCCCTATTGATATTGAAACTCACGTGGTAAAGAAATTTTACTTTAGGAGATAATCTATGACTATCGTCAACGTAAAGCCTTGCCGCATGTTGTTTGTCAGCAAGGTTACCGTTTGGGTTTAATGCCCCTGATACTACGTTGTCTAAGAATCCATTTAACAAGTTTGCCATACTAATATTTATCTTTATAAATTAACAGGATATTTAATTTTGTGAGGTCATAAAAAAAGGGCCCGTAGGCCCTTTTTGAATTTTGTTATAGATTAAGCGCCACCGCCTGTAATAGCTGTGTTGATTGTTCTACCTATCGCTGTACCTATTCCAGTTCCTTGTGGAGTCTGGATTGCGTTGTCATATCTAACAGTAAGTGTTACTGTTACTGGAGCAGATTCAGCATAGTTCAACGTATTGTAGTTTGCTGATTCTACATAGCAACCATATAGCTCGAAAGTTTCAAGCACTGTAGGAGCGTTAGCACCGTTACCACCATCAAGTATTTCGATTCTAGTAACAAATTTGTAATCGCTTCCTGATGCCGCACTTGACATTTCAAAGAAGTCTAATTGTTTCTGTAACTGCTCGCCAACAAGTTTCTGAACGTTGTTGCTGACATCTTCACGTAAGTTAAGCGTAATAGGCTCCCAAGTGTGTTTACCTGCTAGGTACACTCTTGAGTTATACACATCAACTGTCATTTGATCGAACGATACGTTCGGTCTTGTAACATCCATTACCTGTTTCGTAAGTTCAGTAGTTGGACTTGATACTCCAAAATTTTCTAGTGATACTCTAAAGCGGTATCCTAGTTTTGGCATCAACAGTCCTTGGTTAGATGAACTTGCGTTACTATCTAGTGGTACTGTTAATCTTGAAAGTGTTGAAATTGCCATTATATGCTCCTATTACTTTTATTTATCCGTTTAGAGTCCTGCTATTTCTCCAGTGTTTTTAAGTCTCAATGGAATGTAAATAAATTCCACAGCCTTCACTGGTTCAATTGCGATATCAACGTATAGTTCATTTCTATCAATTCTAGCTGGTGTGTTGTTAGACTCGTCACAAACAACTAGGAAATCATACAACGCTCTTTGTGAAACAAGTTCTAGCATCAAGCTATCTACCTGTGCCTTGATTTCATCACGTGTGATCTTATCATTTGGCTCAAAGATATAAGGCTTAGCAAGTTTCTTAAGTTGTGATCTCAAGTAAATTACTAGTCTTGCTACATTGATTCTGTCTAACGCACTAGCATTCTTTGCTCTAGTCTTTTGACCAAAGTTAACAAGTCCTGCGCCTGTTAAGAATGTAATCGGGTTAATGTTTAACGAATACAATGTGTCTCTTTGACCTTCGTTAAGAGCAATTGATTTAAATTCGCCTTCAGCATCGACAAAACCTGAAGCACTAGCATTTGTTATGCCACCGCGTCTTGTACCTGCTGGAGCAAACCATGGAAAAGAAACTTGATCACTTAAAGCAAGTGTTCTAAGCATTCCATGACTTGGAGGAACAACTACGTTGTTGCCTGCGTTGTCACTTGTGAATAAGCTAGGATAAAACACACCTAAGTATTCATCTCTAGTTACCAATCCGTTGTCGTTGTCTTCAACAGCAAGAGCAGTATTGCTACCCCAATTGCTAATTGTAGTACCGTCACTAGCTAGTCTGAATGGTGAGTCACCAACGATAAATGCTGTTAGTCCTCTATCATTGTTTAGTGATACCATTTCGCCAATTAGTTCTGGATAACCTGGTGTTGCCATAACGTTGAACAGTCTTGATTCGTCATCTCTAATTTCTTGGTTGCTGTTAACCATTGCTTGTAGAGCTTGAATGACCACTTTACGTTGTGCCTTACGTCCAAAGCTACCTGTACCATCTGGTTGGTTAGCTGATTCTGTTACCCATCTGTGTGGATAGTAAGAAGCCATGCTTACATCACCCATTCTAATGTTTTTCGCTGTAACATCTACATAGTTACGAACAAATTTCTTAACATTGAATCCACTTCTGCGTAGGTTCCAAAGCAACATACCTTTTGGATATAGTGCTGGATCTGGAGCATCTGTGTCTAAGTGATCACTTACAAGTAGTTCAGCAATAGTACCGCTCGGTGCTACTGTTGCTGTTCCGCCGTCAGTACCATATCTAGCATCAGCAAATAAAATACCATCTTCAGTAGTTTGGTCACCTTCATCCAGTGCTATCCACTTTTGAAGATCAGCATTGTATCTGTGTACCTGTGGATAGTTTTCTAAGTCTGCTGTAGAAATCCAAAGATCGCCAGTTACCAATGGTGTTGTGTCTGATTGCTGTGTAGGCTCTGTAGCACTTACAATTGGACCTGCTGGATCAGCTGATGCGTAAACGTTAGCGTAACCTTTCCATGTAGTTCCGTCGTGAACCATGATGTCAACTTCGTCAACGATTGAATTGTACCATAGTCTACCATTTGTTGTTAATGCTGTTGGAGCGTTTGGTCCTGCGTTATAAGTTAGGATCTTCCAATTTGAAGCATGGAAGTCATAATTTGAAGCATCGCCCGATGGAGCCGCATAAAGATTAGCTGTACCTAATTTAGTTGAATAGTTATAAGCACTAAATCCTGCGTTAGCAAAAGCACTGCTTGTATCTTTGATTCTAATTTCTCCGCCGTCGTTGTGTGTTATTACAACTCTGTTACTAGCATCTACACTTGCTTGAACATTTGTAAAACCATGTTCGTTAATAGCATTAGCAAATAAATCAGCATCACTTGCCGCACCAGTAGCTGTAAACTGTAAGTTTACTCCTGATCCTAAAGCTGACTGACCAACAATGCTTTCAGCAATTACAAAGTTTTTAGCGCCAGCACTGAAAGTACTTGCTGTGATAGCACTTGAAGTAATTGTTGTAGCACCTGATGCGTTTCTAGCAAAAAGTGTAAAATCATGTTCTTCGTTTTCAGCTAGTGTTGTGTGTGCTTGTACATACACATCACCTACTGCTAGGTTGATTCCACCACCTGCTTTGTCTAGGTTGAAAAGTGCTTCATTGTGTGTTGTGTACACTGGAGCATTTTTCGCGTCCCATAGCTTTGTAGTGTCGTTCCAAACTTTGACGCTGAAGTTTGCGCCTAAGTTAGCATCTGTAGTTTTGAACCAAACTGAACCTGATGGTCTTGATTTTGTATCAGCAGTTTTAAATGCTGGTACAGATGTGTGTGGAGCAATGATTAATGCTGGAGAATAAAAAGTTCCTGCTGTTAATCCTAGGTCAGCTAGTAATGTTCCACTTGGTCCTGCCGCAATGGAAATGGCACCATCGTCATCTGTTGAACCATCTGTAGTGTTTGTTCCGTCACCGTAAATGTATAACTTACCATCAACAACTCCTGCTGTTACACCAGTTATTCCAGCACCATTAATTGCTGTGACCATATCAGCTACTGCTGTGCCACCTATAGCAACCGTTGTTCCGTTAATGATAATTGCGTTTCCGTTTGTTAGAGTTGGATTAGCCGCTGTTCCTTGTACAGTTGGCCAGCTTTTTACCCAATCAGCTGTTCCTACTTTTACCCAAGCACCTGAAGTATTTTTGTAGTAAACTTTGTTAACAGTTGTTGTTGTTACTACTGCGTAATCTCCTACTGCTCCTACTGATCCTTTTGGAAAACCTGTGTTAGATCCGCCAACTAGATTTGAGTTGCTTGTGATTACTAGTGGTACTTTGTTAGTAAATGTTTGTCCGCCTGTTACTGTAACTGCGTTACCATTCCACTCAAAAATTCCGTATTTTGTTAATGCTGTATCAAACCAATAAGTTCCGTTAGCTGGAGTAGCCGCTGGTGCTGAAGCACTAGGCTCTATTTCGCCTAAGTCTATGTCAGCTCTTGTAATGTAAGCTCTGTTAGCAACACCTAAGAATGAGTAAGCCGCTTGTAGTCCGTACTCGTTAAGTTCGCCTCCGTTAACTGGATTATTGTTTGCGTCTGTTTGGAAGATTGGATCTCCAAACGTATCTGCTAGGTCCCTTTGTGAAGTAATTAAGAAAGGTACACCTGCGTTTGCTTTTGTAGTTCCTCTTGCTGTACCGGTACCTGCCGCATTTGTTTTGTCTTGTTTGGACGCAACAAATACCATAGGCGTTGTGCCTGGTTCAGCTGGCGTGTAAAAGGATTCGTCGATTACACTAACCTGTACACCTGGTGATATTAATGCCATTTTGTGTTCTCCTGTAAATAACAACTGTTAAAAGTATTTAGCCATCTTTTATAAAAATACTATTGAAATACCGTCTGAAAAGGGGGCAAAAAGGTATGGTAAATACTGTATGAGACCACTTTGCGATTATTGTAAGAAAAAACCAGCGGCTATTAATTATAAAAAAGGCAATAAGGTTTACTACAGAAAATCCTGCGAAAGTTGTTTACACAACGGTAAGGGGCATGGCATACCTTCCTGGTACAAGGCCGGATATCGCATGAAAAGTGAATGTGAAAAATGTGGCTTCGCAGGTAAGCCCGAGCAATTTAATGTCTATCATATAGATGGTAGATTACAGAATACACATTTTGCTAATCTTAAAACTATTTGTGCTAATTGCCAGAGGCTTTTACAGAAGCAAGGCGTAAAGTGGAAGCAAGGCGACCTTGTACCTGACTTTTAAGATC